GCCAAAGTTGTTGTATTTTACGTTTGCCATATTATTTTCGGTTAAAGTTCCTCATTGATAAGTTTTTGTTGCGGATTCGTTTCACTCGGTCTTCGTCTCTAGCGTTATAAAAGAGGGCAATCTTTCCTTTACTACTGCCGACTCCTTCCCACTTGCCTAGCTCGTTGGCTATGTCTACGCGGTTACTGTCGATAGTGCGGTAGCCTAGCTGTCTAGCACAGTGGATAATCAAGTAAAAGTGGTGGATGCGAGGGATGCCAAGGTCTACCATGTCATCGGCTACGTCAATGTATTTAGCTGCCCGTGAGTAATAGGCTGTTACAGGGTACGAGCCGTTAGGGGTAGGGTAAACAGTGATACCGTGTGCATCGTAGTCATACACTCTAGGAACGCCTGACGAGCCGTATACGGACTCCAGGGAGGTAGTCTTGTGATCTCTGCGGTCAATCGCTTCTAGTGGCTTCTCTACTCCGTCTACTGTTACTGATACGCGGTCAAGCATTAAGAACGTAGCATCAAGTTGGATGCGCGGGGTGATGGCTGTGACTGTACTGGTAGAGACTGGGTAGGTTGGCTGGCTTGAAGCGTTTACGTGCGAGAGGTCGTCAAACTTGTGGACTCCGTCACTCGTCATAGCGTAAAAGCTGTAATCATCTACGGCGTACTTGAATAGGCGGTTGGCATTTATAACCGACAAATTATCCTGCCCGGTAATAAACTTCAGGTGGTCAAATAAATCTTTGGCTGTGTTGCTAGTTGATGACATATTTTTCAGGGGCTATGTCCAAGGCATAGGTGGCACACCTTGGACACAAACCCCGAAGGGCTGTGTGAGTGGTTAGGCAACCATTAGAGTACGGATGAGCTTAGCTCGGTTCTTGAAGAACACAGCTGCATCATGTACTTGTGTAGTTGTAAGCTCAATTCCGTTGAATCCTGTGACTGGCTTCTCGTCTGAGTTGTAGCCATTTGATGGCATAACAATCTCTACAGCGTTTCGGATACCTGTTAGCACTTGTTCAGTGTAGGTTCCTAGAGTTGCGTTTGTCTGTCCTTCTGAAATCGTAACAAAACGGTACGTGAAGATACGGACAACACCGGCTGTTGCTACGGCTCGAACTCCAGCGTCTCGCAATGCCTTTCGGTTTGCAGCTGAGAACTCGAAGTAACCAGTAGCGATGTTAAGACCAGTTGCAGAAGCGTTAATCATGTTAGCCACGATAAGAGCTTGTGCAGTTGCGTCAGCAGCGATGTCAAACTCTCCTGCTACGGCTGGTACTGCTCGTGCTGTAAGGACTACTGATACACCCGCTACGGCAAGCGTAATGGTTTCAGCAGCGACACTTACTCCAGTGAAAGTTAAATCACGGAAACGCTCTACTTCGTTGGTGATGATAGTGTCAAGACCAAAGAGTGAACCACGGTTTACGCGGAACAAACCATCTCGAAGTGAACTATCAGCTGTTTCAAAACCAGCAGCCATTGAGTAAAGGTTAAAGAACTTACCTTGCTTTGGTGACATCATGATAAATGGTGTACCTTCGCCGTATGCGTTAGCTTCCTGTAGAACTTGGGTAATTGTTGCTCCTACTTCATCTGGGTTTGAGATTGAAGTTGTGATTGGAGTAAGCGCAGATGCTCCACCAGCCAATACTTCGTTGTCAAGAATACCAGTTGCTCGGTTGTTACCAACAGTGGTTGCGTTTCGGTGTACTGCCTCTGCCATTGCGAAACCATGACGGTCTGCTAGGTCAACTGCAATGTCAAAACCTTCACGAGCCATATCCTTGTATCGGATTCGGTGTGAACGAACTGCTTCTTGGTCAATTGTCTTACTATCAGCTGTGTATGTACCTGTTTCAACTGTGTATGTTCCATCAGTTGTGTTGATAGCAGAACCGTCATCACCGTATCGGTTGAAGATAGTTTCTACGTTGTCAGTACGAACCTTTGAGACAGAAGACATTGGGATTGTGTCCCGTAGTTCTGCCATTACTCCTTCATCGTATTGCTGCTTGTGTACGTCACTGTTAAATACTGTGCTCATTTTGGATTAAATTAAATGTTTAATCCACCTATGGTACTAGCCACGTAAGTGCTTTCGTACCTTTTTCATTTGTTCAGGAGTTAGATACTTGCCAGCCTTGTACTGCTTTGAGAGCAGTGCCGGGTCATCGGCAGTAGTTCGTCCTGCGGTTCGATTGGAGGGAGCGAGAACGTCCTTGGCTCTAAGCGTTTGTAGTTCTGCCTTGACTGCGGGTAGCTTGATAGCGTCCACTACGTCAATACCTTTCCATTTAGCGTACTCGATAGCGATGTTCTGCTCGTCTTTCTCGGTTACTCCTTCTTGACGTAAAGCCAATCGGTTGTAGCGGTCATCTGAGCTAGACTCGTTATCTTTCACACTTACTTCCTCTTTGAAGCCATGCTTCTTCTCATGCTGGTCAAGCTGTCGTTTGAGACGTGCTCGTTTAGCGTCTGGGGTTTCAGTCAGTGCTTCCTTGGGTTCTTTTACTTCCTCACTTTCGTCAGGGGTCTCATCTACTTCTTGCTCATCTACGTCGGTATCTATTACCTCCGCCTCACCTTCCTCTGGTTGAAATGTCATTTTTAGAATGATAACTATATAAATCAATTTTGACTGTGGGACTGAGAACCCATGCTTCGATTAAATTATACCACACTACTTTGGTGCAGCCGGTCTAACTTTGTCTCCGCTGTTCTCGTCTTTGCTTAATTGCTTGATGCGCGTGATGCAAGACTTCAAGTGTTGGCGAGCGATAAAGTTTACTTTCATCATCTGACCGTAGCGTTCGTCTGAGAGAGCCACTACGTTCTTCTCTAGCTCAATCTCAAGCGCATACGGCTGCTCTAGTATCTTTTCAATCAAGGCAATCATCTCATCGTTGACGAGAGCGCGGGCAATTACTTTATCTTCTTTAGTGAACATATTATATTACAGGGGCTATTGCTTCTTCTTCTTTTAAGGCAGCAGTTTTCATCTGTCCTGCACTTGGTAGGGTTTCAGCTACGGCAGCAGCTTGGGCGGCGTACATGGCTAGCTCCTCAGTTGATACACCCATCTGGTCTAAGATGCGGTCACGAATAGCTAGTTTCGCTGGGTCATCGTCTGCAAAGAGAGCCAGAGCATTACTAAACGATTCAAACAATACCTGCTTGCTTCGTTGCTCATCGGTAGTGTGGATGATTACTTTCTTGCCAGCGTTCTTGATGAACTCTTTGATGTCCTCAATTCTACGGCGTGAGCCTGTTTGGTCTAGCTCGCCCTGTAGCTTCATGCGCATTGCTTCCTGTTCCTCTACTAAGACAGGCTTGCCAGAGCGTAGTTGTGCAATCTCTGCTTCAAACATCTGCTTGGCGATAATCGCTTTATCAATCAGGGCTAGTTCTTGCTTAGTAAAGTTCTCGTCAATGTAGTTATCAGTCGCAGCTTCTTTCAGAGCGTCCGGTATTATCCAGTCCTCAATGATTTCAGCGATAAACATTCCCATGTCTTGACGTTCACGCTCGAACTGTGAGTTGCCGGTAATGTTTTGTAGGTACTGGGCTTTAAATGGTGTCCCCGCCTTACTCTCCTCACCGAGTACAGCGTCGAAGGATGAAGTGTTCTTATCGGCCGAGCTGGCAATCTCTTGCATGATACCCTGCATCAAAGGCACAGCAGTTGGTACAGTGTTTAGTTGTTTAAATACTCTACCTTCCCCGACTTTAAGGATAGTACCGTGTTCGATACCTTCGTCATAAACACTATCTACTACGTCACCATCGTCAGTCATAAACAGCACCTTGCCACCAATAGCTACAGCACGAGCTTCCTCGGTCTTGTAGAAGTTGTGCCACCTTTGGTGTTCTGATAGTTCCTCTGGGATACCTTCACCAAGTCCACGACCTGTTAGGGGGTGACGGCAGTCGTACTTGTATGGGAAGTCTTCTTCGGCAATCTCATCAGCCTTAAATACCAGTCCAGTGTACTCACCCTTGTCGTTTTGTCCGGTAGGGTTATAGATGATTGAACAGGTGACATACTCCATCTCATCTTCTTCGGTGTAATCTAGGTCTTGGGCAATCTTTAGCATTGAAAGTGGTAGCTCACCGTGTACCTCAAACACTTCGATAAAGCGGGCAAGGGTCTCAGCGTCGTCTGCTCCACCGTCCTTTAAGTCCTTACTAATCTTGTCAGAGGTAGAGTATTGGATAGCGTCTTTAACATTTTTCCAGTTCTTTTGTTTCTTTAAGTCAGCTGGGCGCATATAGTGCCGTTCGATAATCACACCACCCATGATGTCACTCATGTCAGTAATCACATTCTCCCACTTAGTGAGGTAGATACCATCTTTAGTTTTCTTTGGTAGTGCTCCACCGTACTCAGGACGAACGTCAGCGTATTCATTTAAGAACTGTCCGAACTTCATGTCACGTAGTTTCTTTAAAAGAGCCTTGGATGCAACCATCGCTGATACTCTCGCTTCCTCACTAGCGTCTACGGGTGCAACCTCCATGTGCTTGATGTCAAAGTCGGTAGAGCGTGACTCTAATCTGCGTCGGAACTTACTAATATTGTCATACGGAAAGTCACCAATGATGTCATCACTGGCGTTGTCATCTAAATACTTTGAGCGACGGGCGTAGTTAATAGCTCTAATGAGCTTGTACTGTGAGTATTCGTCACCACTCATTAAGGGGATAGTCTGGGTCTCGTAAAATTGTTTTTCAGCTTCGACGTATGAGAATATGTCCATAGTAAAATGTTATGCGTATATTATAGCATTACCGCAAGCCCGCACGCACAGGGCGAGATTGTTTTGACTTAGCTTTTAGTCTTAGGTTCTCGTAGTAGTCAGCCACACTATGCTGAGTGTTCGTGGTGTTCTCCCACATGTGCAAGATGTATCGCAGGGCATCAAGTAAGTGGTCGTTCTCTTTTACAGGTTCCTCTGGTTCGTTCTGGTCAGCTCGCTTTGACTTGTAGCGGTAGTTATCCATTTCAAATAGTAGGTGCTTGCAGTCTTGGTGGATGAATAGTCTTTGTTGCTTGAATAGACTCTTAACGGTATCAAGCCCCTTAGTCACTTCCTTGCTTACCTCATTGATTACCAGTCCAGCTCTACGCATCTCCTCTATGCGGTCAGGTTCAGCCGGGTCGGGATACCAACTGTCAGCTTGACGTGAAAGCATCTCGTCGTTTAGTTCACTCTGTACCTTGCCCCGTTCATAGTATTCGTTAGCCACGTAGTAAGTGCCGTCGTTGTCTTTGTATACTTCAAGCATGGCAGCAGGGTTCTTATGTCCGAAGTCTATACCACCGCGTGTCTCATCACAGCGGTCAAGGGGGATAGTCTCTACAACGTGTCGTGCTCTATCAAACTCTTTATAGATAAGTCCTTCTATCTTACGGAAGTCAGCTAGGTACTCTTGGGCAAAGGCATCTTCACTTCGGGCTTCCTTAATCTTATCTAGGTCAGAAGCGGGGTTGTGTGGGTTGTCGTATGAGGTAGCGTGACTGTAAAACCAGTCCGGGTCACTCTGGGCTACTAAGGCTAGTTGGTGGAAGTCATTAAATCCATTAGGGGTAGAACCAAAGACCGCCCGCCCCTTAGTAGTAAGTAGCGTAGGCTCTAGCGTCTTTTGCCAGTGCATCATAAACAAACGACAAAAGGCTACCTCGTCAAAGAGTAGCAAGTCGTTTTCTGTTCCTCTCCCCTTACCTCCTAGTACCACCGACTCCCAGCCTTTAAGAGATACCTTTGAGGTTGTGCCGTGCGTGTTGTGCAAGATTATCTCTAGTCGGCTCTCGTTCTTGCTGATTACCGCGTCGCCAAAGGTTTCTAAGAATATAGCCCACGCAATGTCTCTAGCGTCACCAAAGGTTTGCGCGTAGTACGTTATCTTAGCGTCAGAGATAGACAGCGCAGTCCCTAGTGCTTCATACGCAAACTCAGAAGTCTTACCAGAGCGTCTGCCCCAGTTTAATACCTTGTATCGCGCTTTACTCAGTAGGGCTTCCGCTTGTTTCGGGGTTAGGTTTAGCATTGATATTAAAGGATTGGGCTAGTTCGGGTGGAATGGTTAAGGTTAGTTGCCCAGTTATGTTTTGATTGATTGATTGCGGTGCTTTGCCGTGGATACGGTCTAGGGTGTCAGTATATAAACGTCCGTCACCCTCGAAGCTCTTTTTTAAAGCCTGTTGGACAAACTTAATCTCAAAGTCATCAGCAGTCATGCCCTCATCAAGGGCAATCTTCTCCATAGCCAAACGGTAAAGGGTAGCGTAGTTACGCTGTCCCTTTGGTCTGCCGTTAGGATTAAGGCACTCCCCTTTCTTTATAGGGATTAGGTTGTCGTATCCTTTATTGTTTCCTTTGTTCTCGGCCATAGCTATTTAACTGCGAGCACGTTCTTATACGACACCGAGGCATAGCGCTTACCGTCTAGCTGTGGTAGCTCTTGACAGTGTCTCCTTTCTGTGTAGATTACTTTGTCTTGTAGGGCTTTGGTTTCCTCGGTGGTTCCTACTACAGTGAACTCAAACACAGCTCCGTCTCCTTGCTCTGATAAAACAATACCAGAGGCGGTTACAGTGACTCCTTCTTTTTCTACTATTATATTATCGTTTATGGCTGTGTACATAGTGCGAGTATACCATGACTATGCCCCCGAAATGAGTCGAACATTTCCTAATTGTCTACGTTTACTATTCTTACCGGGAACGTAAGAGGAGGTATCAATATCAAACAATTATGACGTAGACGAGTGAGACCAACTGGGGGCGGGTTGTTGACGGGATTCTAATATCCAAACTCTAATTAAAGAATTTCTATTGCAGTCTTACGAGGTAGCACAATCCAACCAACTGTCTGTATTATACCTTGTTAGGTAGGGTTTTGTCTAGGGCTTTGTCCACAATTTTTGTTGAGGTCATGGCTTTCATAGCGGCCTCAAATTGATTTGTTGTTTCTTCCACTCCTTCTCTGAACGAAGCCATCATAAGCTCTCGTGTAGTCTTGTCTATTTTCTCGCCAACGGCTTTAATCCATCTCTCCCTCTCCTCCGCCAGTAC